TATTGAAGGAATTGCTGCAAGTATGGGTAGTGTTATAGCTTTAGCTGCTGATGAAGTAGTTATGGCAGAAAACTCTCTTTTTATGATACACAATGCTTGGGGAGGTGCGATGGGTGAAGCAGAAGATATGCGAAAGACTGCATCTGTTTTAGAAAAAATTAGTGGTGAAATTGCTAATATCTATCAAAAGAAAACAAGATTGTTATACGATAGAATCACAAATATGATGGATGAAGAAACTTGGTTAAATGCTAAAGAAGCATATAAATTAGGTTTTATTGATACTATTTCTGATTCTATAAAAGTAGCAGCAAAGTATGATGTTTCTAAATTTAAAAACATTACTACTGAACAGATACAGAATAAATTAAATATTAACGTAAATAATAAAAAAATGACTGAAGAGTTAAAAAATTGGTTTAACAACAAGGTTGAGGAAATTGTTGCTACTGTAAAAGGTGCTGACAATAAATCAGAAGTTGTAGAATCAGAAGTTAATGTAATTCTTTCTGATAACGAAGAAATATCTAACAAATTATCTTCTTTTGAAGCAAGTGTTACTGACTTAAATGGAAAAATCGTTTCTTTAGAAGAAGATTTAGTTTCTAATAAAGGTGAAAACGAAACACTTTCTAGTGAAATAGAAAGACTAAATGCTTTATTAAGCAAAGCAGATGCTAAAGGTACTGAAATAAATACTGATGGTGATCCTGCTGTGGTTGAAAACAAAACTGTTGATGCTAATGCAACTTTTTACAATGCAATGGCAGAAAGAGTTAGAGCAAAATTTAATAATTAATAATCAAAAAATAAAAAAAAATGGCAAACGTAGCTTTAAATAGTATAGCAGCAACTTATGGTGGTGCTAACTTAAACGAAATTTTTTATGAGCCAGTATTTAGAAGTGATGATTTAATGCAAAACTACAGAGTTATACCTAATGTTAAGCATAAAATGAACGTATATACTTCTGCTGCTCTAACAAAAATTGTAACAAAATATGCAGGTTGTTCAGCAACAAGTGGTTCAAAACAATTTAACATTGATGACAAAGTAATAACTGCAGGTAGAATGAGGGTTGCTTTAGAGCAATGTACTGATGAGTTTTTTGGAACTTACATTGAAGAAATGTACAGAAATGGTGTAGATGTAATGAATCTAGAAGGTACTCAATTAGCTGATGCAATTGTAAATCGTGCTGTAAAAGGTATTGCACAAGATGTTGTAAGACTAGCTTGGGGTGATGATACAGCTCTTACAGGTGCAGCAGCAGTAGCAGGTTATGGTAATATGGATGGATGGATGAAGTTAATGGGTGCAGATGCAACTGTATTAGCAGCTAGAATTGAACATGCAGGTGATGAAGCAGCTCCATCAGCAGGGGAATCAATTGAGCTTTTAAGAAAAATGTATGACCAAGCTCCTGCAAACTTACAACAAGTTCCTGCATCTGATAAAAAGATGTTTGTAACTCCAAAAATCTTTAATGCTTACTTAGCAAACTTAGAAGGTTCTTCTGCAGATTTAGCTATTGTAAACACAGTAGATGGTTACACAAGAGTTAGCTTTAGAGGTGTACAGCTTGTGCCTATGTATGAGTGGGACACTATCTTAGCTGATACTAACCCTGCTATATTTTTAGAAGCAGGTGCTAATTTAACTAATGGTGCTTGTTACTGTGCAGTAGAGAACTTAATAATAGGTTCTGATGTAACTGATCCAGAAGGTTCATTTAAAGTATTCTATGATGATTTAGAAGAAAAAATGTTCTTTAGAGGTTACTTTAAGTTAGGAGTACAATTTTTGTATTCTTCACTTGTACAATGGGGAGTTATTAAGTAATAACAATAATGTAGATGGAGAGAGTGTAAAAGCTCTCTCTTATTTACCTTTTAATAATATATAAAAAAATAATAATAATATGGCTATAGATACAGGTTTAGGTGTTGGTTGTGCAGATTTACAAGCAACAGGTGGTATTAAGCAAATTCTTTTAAGATCATGGGCAGCTACAGATGCAGTAGTTTTTGGTAATGGAGCAGGTGAGCATGACATTGACAGCATAAAAACTGGTGCTTCTGCTGCAAATTGGTTTGTTTTTGAATTTAAAAACGAAACTCCTGCAATGACTATAAATGCAACTAAAGAAAATGGCTCAACAGCTTTTGAATGTGGTTTATCATTTATGTTACCAAAAATAGACAATACAAAATTTGCAGAATTACAAGCATTATTAGATACTTGTATGATGGGAATTGCTATTGATACTAATGATAATGCAATGGTTTTAGGTGTTAGTGAAAAATATGCAAACGAAGATGTTCCTTCAAAAAATCAAACATTCTTGAATTTAGCAAGTATGGAAGGTGGTACAGGTGCAGCTTATTCAGATGAGAATGGTATTACAGTTAGTTTAATGGCTAGACAGTTTGAGTTACCTAGAAAATATATAGGAACAATTACTGTTGATACATCGGCTTTAACTGCAACTACTACAGCTTAATAATAATTAGATACATAATAGGTATAAACTTAGGTTTTGTAAACCCTATTAATATCTTTTTTTAATATGTGTGATTGCAATAAAAAAATTGTAGATTTATCACACTTAAAAATTTATACAATTATGGCAACATACAAAGCAAAATTATTTTCTGGTAGAACTTACAAAGGAGATTTTAGTATTTCTTGGGCAAAAGCTACACAAGAAGAATTGGCTTATGCTTACGAACATGGTGGTTTAAATAATTTAATAGAAAAACTAACAAAAACAAAAGATGAGTCAGAAAAAACAAGCAAGAAAAAGTCAAGTAAAAAAGCAGACTCAACAAAAGAGTAATACTTTTGAATTTGGTGTTTTTGATTTAGGTGTTCCACAAAATATAGAAGAACCACAAGATATATCAAGGGTTACAACTGACTACATTCCTTTTGGTACAAATAATCTTTTTCCACAATATTTAGCAGAGCTTAAACGTAAATCATCAACACATAGAAGTGTGTTGGCTCAAAAAACTGTTTTTACAAGTGGTGCAAAATTTGTTACTAATAATCCAGATATTCGTTCGTATATAAAAGATGTAAATGCTGACAAAGAAACTTTAAGGCAAGTTTATAAAAAATTAGCCGATGATTATTACACATTTGGAAATGCCTACTTAGAAGGTGTTGCGTATGAGGGTGGGGTAAACCTATACCATATTGATGCAACTACTGTTAGAATGGCTAAAAACAAGAAAGAAGTATATGTACATCCTAATTGGGATAAATATACTATAATGAAAGACAAAACTAAAGTTATTCCTTTATATCCAAGAATAGATAGTAAAAGGTTTGTTGTTCATTTTAAAGATTACGAACCAACATTTACTTATTATGGGTTACCTGATTACGTTGCTGCATTGGATCATATCGCAGTTGATTATGAAATCGGCAAGTGGAATTATACCAAGTTTAAAAACGGTTTTCAGCCATCTGCAATCGTTGAAATCTCTGGTGATATGGGTGAAGAAGAAGCGAAAAAATTGGTTAAAGAAGCACAACAAAAATTCGTTGGAGAAGGAAACAACGGAAAAATAATGTTTATAGTTAAGAATGGAGATACTTCACCTGCAAATGTTTCTATTATTAAAGATGACCAAGATGGTAGTTGGTTAGATTTACAAAAAATAACAGATCAAAACATTATTACAGCACATAGATGGCAACCTGCATTAGCAGGGATTGTTAGTTCTGGTAAAATGAACAATACAGGTAGTGAAATTAGAATTGCTTATGATATGGCAATGACTACAGTAATTAAAGACACTTCAGATTTAATATTAGAAGGAATTAAAGATGTTTTGTTTAGAGAAATGGGGTTTTTAGGAGAAGATTTATTAATTCAATATGAGCCACCAGTATCTTTTGCTACACAATTAGACCCTACAAAAATCTTAACAATTAACGAGCAAAGAAAAATGTTAGATGAAGATTTTCCAATGCTTGAAGAGGGTAATATGTTTTTAACAGACAGAGAACAAATTATTGTTACTAGAGATGATGATGGTGATGGTAAGGGTGATAGCGAAAGCGAATTACAAGTAACTGAAGTTAAATCTCAAAACCAAGAATAATGGCAAACGTAAATCAATATGTTCCTTTAGTTTCTGCAGCAGAAGTTATTAGTAATAGTTTTACTAATTTTAATACTGACCCTTCTTTAATATCTAATAATACTATTTTATTAGCAGAATTAGCTCATTTAAAACCTGCATTAGGCAGAAAGTTTTATGAAGAAATTAAAACACAACATAATAATGGAACATTAACTACAACTAATCAAACTTTAATGGATGATTTTCTTACAAGATGTCTTTGTTGGTTTGTAAGGTTTGAAGTTATTAATGAAATACAAAGTAATAGTGGTAGC